CATTCTTAGCTCAACAAGATGAGTTTGCTGACTATAACTTCGAAGCATCTGGCCTGTCCAATGTACTTGACGTTCTTGCTTATAATACTCATTACAATGGTCTTATTGCCAACTTCGCTTTAAACGAGTCATTCCTTGGGACAGCACAGCTGAGAAGCTCTCTCGTGTCACTATCAGAAGGTATTGGATATATTCCTAAATCTATGACTGCTTCCAGAGCAGTTGTTAATTTTTCTGTTAACCTTTCTTCTCTAGCGCAAAGGCCTTCAACACTATCATTAGCTCCAGGAGTTGTATTTGAAAGCTCTATTGATGATGTCACTTATACATTCCAAACTAGAGAAACAGTTACAGCTTCTGATGATGGCTCTGGATTATATCAATTTAAAACTAATGCTGGTTCCACAAACATAGAAATATTTGAAGGTACACAAAAAACAAAAACCTTTATTGCTGATGCTATTTCACAAGACGCTCTTTATATTATACCAGATAAAAATTTAGATATTGACACAGCTATTGTAAGGGTGTATGAGAGTCCTACATCTATAGCGTTTACTACATATCAGAATCTTAAAAATGCTACATTAATTAACGCTGCTACTGCTCTATACATTTTAAAAGAATCACCTAACGAATATTATGAGTTATCATTTGGTGATGGAGTAACATTTGGGGTAACTCCTAAAGCGGGATATAAAATTGAGGTAGATTATCTTTCAGTTGCAGGAGCTGTAGCAAATGAAGGAGCTGTTTTTTCTCCTATAACTCAAGTTAGCGTTGGGGGGAGCGGATATACAATCTCAGCTCAGACTGTTACTAACTCTCTTGGTGGAGATGTTAAGGAAACTAATCAATCCATTAGAACAAATGCACCTTTTCAATACGCAACTCAAAATAGAATGGTTACCGCTGATGACTATTCATCATTAGTTCTTAGAAACTTCTCTACTCTTATTAAAGATATTAAATCCTTTGGAGGAGAAGATGCATTAAAACCAGAGTTTGGTGCAGTGTATATGTCAATTGTATTTGAAGATGATGTACCGTCTACCACTCAAACAGCTACAAAAAATAGTATTCAAGATTTAGTTGATCAACTATCAGTTGTTTCTTTTAGATTAAGATATCTAGATCCAGTAACAACCTTTATTGAAACAAATACATTCTTCCAATTCAACCCTAAGTTAACTACTTTATCTCTTAACAGTATTACAGATTCAGTTAACACTGTAGTAAGAAATTACTTCACAGCTAATACAGGAAAATTTGGACAAGCTTATAGACGCTCTAATATATTAACTCTAATAGATGAGGTATCTCCTGCTGTTCTTTCTTCTAGAATGGAAGTAAAAATGCAACAGAGAATCGTTCCAAGACTTGATGCTCAGAATGATTTTACCCTAAGGTATCCAGCTTCTATAGCTCCAGCTGACGATGTTAACTATATTGTAGATAGTACATCTTTTAATATTGATGGTCAGGCGGTAAAAATTAGAAATAAACTTAGCAGCACTAAACTAGAAATTGTTACTCTTGATGGGTTAACAGTTATAGTAGATAATGTAGGTAGTTTTGATCCAGCTAGTGGTGTTTTATCTTTAATAGGATTTAAACCTAATAGTATTATAGGAGGAGTCAATTACATTAAGGTAAGTGTTACTCCATCTAATCAGAGTGCTATTTCCCCTCAAAGACAAGACATACTACAATTTGATGAAGATCCGTCATTTGCTTCAGCAGTAATAGTAACGTCGGTGTAAAGATGCCTAGAGATTATACTTTAAAAGATAACTTTCGTAGAGATTACAGGTTTACTGATCACCATATGGTAGAACAGGTTTTACCTGATTATTTTAAAACGGAATATCCTAAGCTTATATCTCTACTAAAAGCTTATAATCAATTTGAAGACTCAGATCAGTCTCCTGCAAGACTTGTACATGATATAATAACAGCTAGAGATATAACGGCGAATGACTTATCTCTTCTATCTTTTATAGAAGATGAACTTCTATTAGGACAATCTTATTTTGAAGGCTTTGATAATAAAAGAGCTGCAGCTAAGTTCTCTAACACTCTTTATAGATCCAAAGGTACTCTATATTCTATACAACAATTCTTTAGAACATTCTTTGGTATAACACCTGATGTGAGATATACAAAAGAAGATAGGTTTATGATAGGGGAAGATGATTCTAGAATAGGATTTGACTCTCAAAAGTTTTTAACTGATGATAAACTCTATCAAGTGTTTGCTATCTTAATAAAAGCGGACATACCTGTAGAAATTTGGAGAGAAGCATACAAGTTATTTGTTCATCCAGCTGGTATGTACTTTGGAGGTCAAGTTTTACTTGAAACTACCGGATCGTTAACTTTAGGTATAATGCCTGACTTTGAAATTATTAACATTGATCCTGTCGTACAAGGTGAAGCATCACTGGGTGATGGACTACTCGTAACAGACTTAACTGGTGAAGTGGATTCAGACGGTAGAGGAACATACGGTAAAGTTAGAATTGATCTTCCTGGATCTGTTGAAGAGATTCAGAACATCTCTATTGATGAGATTAATCAGAACTACAGATCAATTGGGGAACTTATTGGAACTAGCTCGCCAACATTCGATGGAGATTCAGCTACAAATGTTGCGGATATGTCACAAGATAGATCAATCTTCGACACAATGGATGAAGTTAAATATACTTACTATGATTCTGATTCAGCATAATAACCATTATAAATAAAACTAACCACAGATACGGATTTAACAATGGCAAGACAAAATGTTAACAGAGGTACTTCGGCCAATGATGGTACAGGTGATACTTTAAGAGCTGCAGCCGGTAAAATTAATGATAACTTTGTAGAGTTATACACTTTATTAGGTGGTAACAGTGCTCAGATTACTCAGAAAGTTTCTCTTGCTGATGCTGGAGTTACCTATAACGGTAATACACATAATACTGTGTTAGGATTCATTGAAGGATCTGGTGCACATACAGTTACTCTATCTGCAGCTACAGGTACAGTCACATTAAATGAAGCTACTCAAACACTAACAAATAAGACCTTGACATCACCTGTGTTAACAACCCCCCAGATTAACGACACTAGTGCTAATCACCAATATGTAGTTGCTGTAAGTGAGTTAGCAGCGGATAGAACTATTACATTACCTTTGTTAACAGGTGATGATGAAATTGTGTTTAAAGACCATGCTCAAACTTTAACTAATAAGACTTTTACCTCTCCTAGCCTTACTACTCCTAAAATAACAACGTCTGTAAATGACACAAACAATGCCGAAATTATTAAGTTTGAACCAGCCTCAAGCGCAGTAAATGAAATTCAAGTTTCTAATGCAGCTACAGGAGGTATTCCTCAAGTAGCAGCTACTGGTACAGATACTAATGTAGGATTAGGATTAACAGGAACAGCAGCAGGTTTAGTACACATTCAAAGCGGTATTAGATATAGAACAGAAACTATTTCGTCTAACGCGCAAGCAATCACTTTGCAAAGACCTGTTACTATCTTCAATGCAGGAACAGCTATCGCAGCTACATTAGCCAACGGTTCGTTCGTAGGAGAAACAAAAACATTAGCTAACCGAAATGCAGGAGCTGTAACGATTACTCCTACAACATTCCTAAACGGTACTAGCTTTACTATTAGACAAAATGGATTAGTAAATTGTGTTTGGATTGATAACACTCAAGGGTGGATGTTAATGACACCAAAAATATACGCCTCAAGTGATACAGCAGCACTTTACTACGTAACAGCATAAGAGATTCAACATGCCAGCAATTATTACAGACAGATTTAAGAAAGAAGTTCTACTAAGCTTACAAGCTGACATAGACAGTGCAGCAAATAAATATTATGTTGCAGTAGGTAGACCTATTGATTGGGATGCTAATGACGCTGCTCCTATTCCAGCTAATAATATTAGAACTATTAGAGATACTCAATATAATATGACCGCTGTAAAAAATGTTGAAGCTCACTCTTTTGTTGTTCCAAGATATTCTTGGGCACTCGGGGCTGTCTATCAATCTTATAATGATAATTCTGTTGGTCATCCATCAAATAGCTTTTATGTTATTACAGATGAGAATAACGTTTATGTGTGTTTAGAAGCTGGTAAGAATGCACAGGGACAATCAGTTACATCTACTGTTAAACCTACTGGTACTCTCACCACGGCTTTTGAAACATCAGATGGGTATGTATGGAAGTTCTTATACTCTGTTGGTGCTCTTAGAGCGTCACAGTTTCTTTCAGCTAACTTTATGCCTGTTACTAAGTTTGGAGCATTTGGGGAAGATGATCCAGCTGATCATGTTGAGCAAGTGGGTATACAAAATGCAGCTGTTACAGGGGAAGTTGTAAGTTATCAAGTTACTGGAGGAGGAACTGGCTATACAACAATACCTACTGTAACAATAGTAGGTAACGGTGTAGGAGCAAATGCTACAGCTACAGTAAGTGGAGGAGCTGTAACTAAAATTGAAGTTAAAGATTCTGATGGTGCTAAAGCTCATGGTAGAAACTACACATATGCCCATGTAGAAATTACTGGAGGGAACGGTACTGGAGCCAAGGCAAGACCTATTATAGGTCCAGCAGCGGGCTTTGGAGCAGATCCTAGAGATGATCTAAAAGCAACAGCTATTATGTTTACCGCTAAACCAGCAGGCGCTGAAGGAGCTAATTGGGTTGTTGGTAATGACTTTAGGCAAGTAGCATTAGTTAAAAATATTGAAGTCCCTAACTCTAATAATCTTTATACTGGGGTAACCGGTAATGCTTTGAGACGAATGGAATTCAGTACAATTAATACAAGATTTTCTGTAGATAAAACTATAAGAGGTAGTACTTCATTAGCAGAAGCTTATGTTGTAAAAGAGGATTCAGACACAGTGTGGTACATTCAAGATTCAGACACACGTTTCGGAGCATTTATTGAACAAGAGTCTATTACAGAAACAAACGGTAGTGGTGCTGGAGTACTTGAAGCTGCGTCTGCAGATGCTGATACTTTAGCTTTTGTTCCTGGAGATGTAGACATGTCTACAGGTGAAGTAATGTATATAGATAATAGAGCAGCAATTCAAAGATCTGCA